CTCACCGCCGCGAAGTTGCTGCCATCGACCCAGCTGCCAACCGTCTGTTCGGTCAAGGAGGGTTCTGCATGGAGCAGGCCAGCCCACAACACGGTACGGGTGAATCGCATCGAGATGGGCAGATCCTTCAGGTCCACAAGACTGATGTTCAGCCGCTCCTCAATCACGGACAGCGCATTGAGATCGTACCGCAGCCAGTGTTGAGTGCCCGCCAATTCAATCGGCACCGCCATCGCCATCGTCAACTCCCTTCGGTCAGGGGACCATCGCCATCGATTACGACATTCGCCAGCATCGCGCCCTGCGTGTCACCGCCAAACGCGAAGTCGGACACGTATCCATCCCCGCTCCAGATGTAGCCCGTGGAGTCCGTCGTCGGATAGAATTGGAACGACAGCGAACGGGGCACGATCACGCCGTCCCGGATTTCGGTTTGCGAGAAGTCCGCCCCCAGATGGAGCGCCTGGGCGGTAGCCTGCCAGGATCGTTCTCCGGGAATGATGAGCCGGGCATCAGTACTGGAGGTTTCCACTACCTCCTGGTGGGCGGCGATGCGCCACTCCCGGACTTCGCCGACATCGGCATAGTTCCGCGTGGCCGTCAGATCGTCCACGAAGGTCCGGGTCGAAACGCCATTCCGGCTTCCCATGATCCCCATGAAGGTATGGTTCCCGTCCCGAAGATCATCCGTCAGCGTGACGGCGGTATGGGTGGTCCAGGTACTGCCCGCATCGGTCGTCAGGTATTCACAGGTCACGTCCAAGCCATCGACCGTGAGTCGCATGGTCAGCATTTCCCCCACGCTGGGCGGGAGGTTGGTCCCCAGGGTAGCGGTTTGGACCACCCCTCCCGTAGAATTGCGCCGTTCCAGGAAATGGCTGGTGATCCCGGCTCCCGTCCGCCGCCAGAGGAACGCCGCCCCTTCACCCACGGTGCCAGCCGCCAAGGCCCAGAGCCCGCCTTCCTGGGCGGTGCCATCCGCGGGTCCGCGGGTGATTTCTCCTTGCAGCGTGAAGGCGTCGTCCGCCAACCCGGTACCCCAGCGGGCCCAGACGCGGCTCGCGATGTTGACAGATGTCGCTCCCGACGTGCCCTCCAGCAACCAGGCATCCGTGGTACTCGTGACCCAGGAGCCGCCGCCACTATCGGGCGTATGGTTCTGGAGTGGCATGTTGGTCGATTCGGTGAAGGTGTCGCTCGCCAGCGCCGTCTCACTGACTCGGCGCTGGCGGACCACTCCATAGCGACCCTCCACGGCCGCCGTCATAGGTTAGGTGCTGGTACTCTCGGTCAGCGCTCCGGTCCCCTGGATCGTGACGTTGGTCAGGAACGCATCGTTGGTATTCCCGCCGATGTCGTAGTCCTCGACGTAGCCGGTCCCCGCCCAGGAATAGGTCCCTGAAGCCGCAGTCGATGGCTGGAACAGGAACGCCACGCTGGCGGCCGAACTGAGCGCGTTCCGGAGCTTGTACTGCGTGGCTGAGGTCGTCGGGACATAGAGCGCTTCCGCCGTCCCGCTCCAGCTAGCGGTCCCGGGAAGCAGTTCTCGCCAGCCCGAGGAATCGTTCGAGGTGGCATCGATGCTGTCGCGGTGCACCCGGAGCTGGACGTTGCGGAGCTCGGCAATCGCGTCCGATCCCCCTGCGGAGGCCCCCGTACTGAGGGCGATCAACCCTGAGCGTGCAGCAATCGAACCAGTCGCCATACCAACTCCTTACGTGGTCCGGCTCCGGAGTGCCAGGAAGTTCTGGCCCAGTAGCGGCCGGCCTTCGTCATCGAATGCCAAGGCAATCGCATCGGTGAGCGCGTAGATCGCCGCATAGTAGCGGCCATTGATGGTCGTACTGGCGAATCCGTGGAGCACATCGCAACAGCCTTGGAGCTTATCCCGGCCGGTCGAGTAGGCATTGCTATCCGTATCCGTCCGACTGGAGCGCACCCGAATCTGGAACGTGGGCCGGTTGAGATCTGACCGCACTTCGGGCGCATAGCCGCCGGTCTCGAAGATGGTGATGCACTTATCGGGGTCGGGCGGCATAAAGCTCTTGGTGACCAGCCACCCGGTATCGGTGACCTGGGTCGTGCCAGCCGCGCCGGCCACGCTCTGGCTGGTGAATCGGGATTCGATGTCATCAAGCAGCCCCATGGCCTACGATCCGTTCAAACGACCGCCAGAGATGTGTTCCGAGCCGGGACGCTACCCCACCGCTCCGTTGTTGAACGGCGGTTTCGAGGAACTTGGCCTGGCCCACGGGATGGTGTACCTCTACCCGTTCATGGACCCAGACGGCATAGCCCACGTCCTCCGGATTGCTCTGGCCGGCGTGATTCCCGGAGCCTGCGGGACCGCCAAATCCCATGACAATGCTCACGACCGGGCCATCGATGACCGGCAACGCGACGTGGCCCGAGGCCCGGAGATTCCCCGTATCCACCGGCGTCAAGACCTTGGCATCCGTCATCGTCGCCTCGGCTTCCTGATAGAGACCCGCAGCCACAGCCTTCGGCGCTTCCAGCCCCAATCGCCGCAGTACCTTGGCAATCTCCTTGGTACCAGAGATCTCCACGGTAGGCAGAACGGCCGTCACCGATCTAGGCACAGTGCACCACCGCTAGGTAGTTCTGGGTCGATTCGGGATCGATCCAGCGTTCGATGCTCAAGGGCCGCGGGAGATTGGTCGAACTGGAACTGTCCGACAGGATAAACCGATCCTTGACGCTGGGGCTCGGCACGCTGCCACCGCTAGTCGTCTGGCCCAAGAAAATCGCCAAGGTTGCCACCGCTTCCGTGCCATCGGCGGCCATCACCTTATGCTCCCCCCGTTCCAGGTAGGCGCGGTAGACCGTGGCACCGCTGCTGCTCGCATAGGCCTGGTTGCCATAGGCGCCGACCGTCGAGAAGGTCTGGAGCGTCACCGTATCCCGGAAGAAGTCGAGCGCCCATTCGTATTCCCAGGGCATCAGTCATCCGTCGATCCCCGGCCGATGCCGGTCCCGGGGATATCATCCCAGCCCTTCACGAAGAGCGGCCGGACCCGATCGCTATCATCCTCGATGGTTTCTTTGTCGCTTTCCGAGATTCCCCCGACATAGGGCGTGATCCCACTGAAGACCGCCGCCTGGGCTCGTAGCGATGCTGCCTGTTCTCGATAGCCCTTGGCGCGTTGGGAGGCACTGAGGCTGGCGCGTCCAACGCTCTTGTCCACCCGACGCTGATACTTGCCAGCTAAGGCATCAGAGACATTGGCAGCGGCGTAGTAGAGATTGCCAGCGTTGTCGAGGTAGAAGTCGATCTCTTCGTCAGTGAGTTGCTGGTCGTTGGTATCCGTATCCCCGGTGAGGGAACGGACCTTGGCGAG